ATAGTAAAAGTGGATATGTAGTGTTAGGTATTGTGCTGTTTAAAGCATTAATTGAGACGGTATTCCCTAATGTTGTCCCACCTGTTACTATTAAATCGTTTGATAATTCAATATTGTCTGTTGTTAATTTATTTGTAAATGGGTTATAAGTTAAGTGGGTGTTGTCCTTTGATATTTCGTATAAACTTCCCGTAGTTGCTTCACCAAAAAACACGGGGCATTCAATGTCATCGCCATGGTTATCTGCGTATATTTCAACGCCTGTTGATGTCATCTTGATTCTATCACCTGCTCCAAATATTTCAAAGTGTAACTCCCAATCCCCGTTAGCGTCTTGGTAGCCTGTTAATCTTACCTTCGCTTGGTTTCCTGATTCCTGCCATTCTAATATACCTTTATCGCCTGCTACAGTAGGTTGGTCGTCTGTAAATTGAAAACGGCTATTACCTTGCATTCTTAAGTTATAAAAGAATTGAACAAAATTAGAACTTATTCTAAAAACTTCTTCATTAGTCGTAACACCATCTACATAAAATTTATGAACATCTTTAGCCACATACCTCATATGTCCATCGTGCCAAAGTCCGATGTTATAATTCGTGACTGGGTTTTTTCCGGTTATATATGTTACTCCTGATGTACCTGTTTCAAAAATTTTAAATAACGTATCGGCTGGGTTTGTTTGTTGTTTTATTTCAAAGACGTCGCTTAATGTTAAATTCGGGGTGTTTAAAATATCCGTTGAAGCATCATATTTTATAGAAGCATCGCCGGATATCCTACCTGTTGCCGAATTCCACATAAGCATATGTATCCCCGGTCCCGCTACTGGTGCGGCGGTAATCTGTGATAGGGTCACGGTTCCAAATACTTCCAAATCTCCATTCAAATCAGTTAAGCCCCCTACAGTTAACCCCCCGGGTATGTTTGCACTTGTAAAAGTGATGTTTGCTGCATTAAGTGTTCCGGTTACTGTTACATCATTCGCGCTTATGTCTCGTGCTATTAAATCTATATTCGAAAAGGTTATATTTGAATTATCGATTGTCATTTTTATTGCATTATTTATTCGAAAGTTTATGGTGCTTGTTGTATTTAGTTGGGTTGATGTGTCCTGTAATGAGATTTGATAATCGATGCCATTTTGTCTTGCTGTGTTATTTACTAATTGTAATTCCGGTAAGCCTGTTGCTGTTCTTCTTCCTATTATCCTTGCTATGTTTTCCCAAAAAATAACGCCTTTATCCCCTCCTACTGCTGGCAATATTTCACGAAAATAAAAATCATGATTTGAATTTATTTCCGCATCTGCGTTTAATGTAAGCCCACTATTTACCGTTAATTTTGGGACATGTAAGCGATCATTTATTGGTGAAAAATAAAGACTATTAAACTTATAAAGCCTGTTTGTTATTGGATCATGTATCAATATATTATGGTCATCCGTATTAAGTGGATTTTGTTGTGTTAATCCTGACAGAATTACCGACCCAGTTGCTACCAAATTGCTTACATTTAGTGTAGTAATTGAGTAAGTGCCTATTGATAAGTTTGTAAATGTTCCATTAGTAGAAGTTACAGAAGATGCCGTAATGTCTACTAAATTGATGACGGGTTGCATTCCACTATATCCACGTAAGTTTTTCGACATTTTATATATATATATAAAATATATATATAAATGGTAAAAACCGAAAAAGCCGAAATATATCGCCGTGTTAAATTACTTTCATACCGTTTAAATATTAATTTATATATATATAAAAGATATAAAAAAGGATCTAAAACATATTGGAAAAATATATTATTTAAACTAAAAGTTGAAATTCTTGAACGGATGTTTATAAAAAGAAACTTACTAAACGTTCTTCCGTGGTCTCTTGAATTATTGATATATAAATATTAATCAAATTTAACTGTAAGTTTATCTTTTATTTCTTGTTCTAATTCCTGACGCTTTTCCCATTCATTTTTTTCGTTATCTGGTCTTCTGTTGGTTCCGTCGCAATGTGCTAAAATTTTTATAATTTCGTCACTAAATCCCCCGAAGCGTTCCTTATACCAGTTTTCATCACGTGCACATGAAAAGTCTAAAGAATCCCAATTAGTTTTATCTAAACCATTTTCATCGGAACCAAACATAGTTAAATCTGTGAGAGGCTTCCACTGTTTAGGGTTCGTTGCAAAATCATCTTCTATAAGTTGTTGTTCTGTCTTTTGTTCTTTTGGTTCCATATATAATACTTCTAAAGGTTTTTATTTAAGTTTCCAGCCGTGGAAAATTTAATAAAATTAAAATGTTTAGATTATTATATAATGACCGATGAACAAGAACACCCGATTATGGAAACCGTTGTTGACCAAATTGAAGACACCGAGCAAAAAGAAGCCGAAGATGTTAATGAAACAGATTCAATCCAAAAACCAGCCAAAAAAAAGGGGAGACCACCGCTTACAGAAAAGCAAAAAGAAGCCTTAGCAAAGGGTAGAGAACGAAGCCGACGTAATCAAGTAAAACGCATGGCTAAAGAGAAATTAGATAAGATTGAAAAGATTGAGAAAGAAGAATCAAACGTAGAAAGTGAAGACGAGAAACCGAAGGAAAAAGTTAAACCAAAGATAAATAAGAAAAAGCCTAAGAAGCAAGTCATTATCGAGTCCGATAGTGATAGTAGCGACGAGGAGATCGTATATGTAAGTAAGAAGAAAAAGAAGAAGCCAAAGCGTAAGGTAATTATTGAAAGTAGTAGTGAAGATAATGACAGTGATGAAGATTACCCACCACAACAACCAGTTCATAATATACCCCAACGAAGATTAATTTTTAAATAATTAAACGTATAAAAAGTCCCCCTAAAATGGTTAATATCCCCCTTTTTTTCTCTTTTTTTAGGTTTTTTTCTATATGAAAAATAAAAAACGTAAAATAAAAAGAAAATAAAATAATGGTAAAAAAGGGGGATATAGGGTAAAAAAGGGGGACTTTCTATTTCTCTTTAATTTTTATGTATATTATATATATAACAATGTATAAGACAATCCCTAATAAAGATATAGATTACGGGGCGGTTCCTATGGATACAGATCATGTCCTTTGTAAAAATATAGTCCCCCCGTTAGATGTTATTGTCAATGGTAGCCTTATTTTAATTGCTGGTTCGAGTGGATCAGGCAAAACGTCGCTTTTGGTAAATCTTATAAGTAAGACAGGAAGTAAAAACGGTTATAAACAATCATTTAGGAAATGCTTTCATAAAATAATATTATGTAGTCCATCAACCGCAACTTTAAAACAGAATGTATTTAAAATACCAGATGAACAAAAATATAGAGACTTTCATGAATGTATGGAAGATTTAGAAGACCATTTAGACGCATCACTAATGGAAGGTGAACAAGATGAAGAAAAAAAATATAACTTATTGATATTAGATGATGTTGCGGCAGCACTTAGGCAAAATCGACAAAATGAAATGCTATTAACAAAAATTTTACAAAATAGACGTCATAAAAATTTAACATGTATTGTTATTTCTCAAAAATGGACTATGATCCCAACAGGAATAAGATGTAACGCAAATATCGCTTTTATATTTAGACCCAAAACAATGCAAGAACAAGAAGCAATCACAAACGAAATATTGCCTATACATAAAAGACATAGTATAGATCTATTTAATTTTATTTTTAATGGAAGGTATAATCATTTAATGATTGATATGACTTTAAAAAAATCTAATAAATATAGATATTTTAAAAATTTTGAAGAAATAATATTTTAAATATATATAATGATTATATATACTAATGGCAGACACTCAAAAAAAAGATGTCTTAATATTGAAGAAAAAGAAACCAAAAGACAAAAAAAAGAAGAAGACAAAGAAGAAGAAGAAGACGGACAAGAAACGAGGGGAGCGTGGTATTACTATTAATATTAATGTAGGAAAAGGGGGAGATTCTAAATCAAAAGCACCGAAGCAACCAAAAGGGGCGCGTGGATTTGTACCCAAAGCAACATCTATGAGGGGACAGCGTGGGCGTGGTAATTTAGATGATAAGTCACGACAAGCCGAAATGAATACAAACCTTATGAATAATGTTTACCAAGTAAGAGCACAAGCACAACAAGCACAAGCACAAGCAGAAGAACAAATAAGAGGGCTATCGTCAAATATAGGTATATTAAGATCACAATTAAACTTTTTAGGAACTCAAGTTTTAAACCCACCACAACAACCAGCACTACCAGCACCAAACATAAACATAACTAATCCACCTATAATCATGCCACCACCCCCACCACCCCCACAACAACCAAACGTAACAATATATAACACATCCCCGCAAATGATGGAAGACATGCGGGGCGGTATGGTTGAATTGGGGCGAAATCAATTAGAATTACAAGAAGGTATAAGAACTTTGGCAACAAGACAACAACAGACAGAATCAAGACAAGCCACCTTACAGGCTTTAGAGTCAATATGGGATTTAGATGAAGAAGACCAGCCCCAAACATTTATAGAAGCACCCGCACCAGCACCAGCACCAGTAAATATAGAAGAAGACCCCGCGCGAATGTCGTCAAGTGTCGACGTAGATAAAAACGAAAAAACAGAATTGTTAACAGAACAAGAACCCCCAGCCTTAGATGCAGTAACAATAGAAACTGTACCATTAGAACAAGGCAAGAAAAAGGGAGGACAAAAAGGAGTAACACAAACCAGATTTAATAATAATGAACTAAACATTTTATTAGGGCAAGCATTGCAAGAGCAGGGAAAGAGTAAAAAGGAAGTAATACAACTTCGAGAAAAATTTTTTAAAGATAATAAAGACGCTATTGATAAAATTTTAGAACGTGGTGGTAATTTATCATCAATAAAAAATAAAATTAAAGAGTTGAGGAAAGAAGAAAAGAACCGAAGAAAAGCAGAACAAAAAATGATGTTTGAAGAAGATCGACTTTTAATAGACGAATAAATATAAAAAAGATTATATATTATAATAATAAAATGTATAAATTAAAAATCGTTGATTTACAAAATGTTGTTATTTTCAGTAGATGTTTTTTAAGACAAAAGGATATTATACAATTTACAAAAAATAATATAACATATAACGATTTTAAACCACGTAGGCAACCGAAAAAATATAGAACTTATAAGGACTTTTTTATTATAGAAAAAGTCTAAATATATATTATATGGATTTTTCATCACTTACACAATATACAATCGAGGGGGCGGGGTCATTAGTATTAGCCGTAATAGCGTATAAGATTTATAAATTACGGGTCGCTACATCATCTTCATGCTGTGGCGAACATTTTCAAGTTAAAACGGTATCGCGTGGAGATTCGCAAACAGATTTAGAACTAACACCGCCAAATGATGAAACTATAAACCGCATAGTTTAAAATTAATATATATAGATTATATTATAATGTCAAATGAAGAACTTCTTAAAAAACATGAGAATTGTTATGTATTTGGTTCTTATTTACATGAGTATCAAGATGTATACGAGTTATATAAAAAACAACAATCATGTTTTTGGACTCCGCCGGAGATTGATTTTTCAGGTGATCGAAGCGTCTATCTTAAAATGGATAACAATGAACGCCACTTTTTTAAAATGGTATTATCTTTTTTTGCTGCGGCAGACGGAATCGTAAACGAAAACATAAGCAATAATTTTATGGAAGATATTGATATACCAGTCATAAAAGCATGTTATGGATGGCAACAGGCAATGGAAGATATCCATAATGAGACTTACACTTTATTATTGGACTCTATGATACCAGATAAACAGGAGAAGGAAAAATTGTTTGATGCAGTTAAAAACATTCCAGTTATTAAAAAAAAATATGATTACGCTCACAAATGGATGACATGTGGATGTGCATATAAATATCGATTAGTCGGATTTTTGATCTTCGAAGGAATATTTTTTAGTGGTTCATTTTGTGCAATTTTTTGGAACAAAAGCAAAGGCGGGGCTAAGACGCTAAATGGACTTGTCACGGCAAACGAGTTTATCGCCCGAGATGAGGGAATGCATTGTGAATTTGCGGTTTTGTTATATAGTAAATTACAAAACAAATTAACAGAAAAGGAAATACATAATATGTTTAAAAATGCCGTAGAGATCGAAAAGGAATTTATTATTGAATCTTTGCCATGTGCTATGATCGGCATGAATAAAAATTTAATGAGTGAATATATTGAATATATAGCGGACTTTTGGTTAATTAGATTAGGTTATAATAAATTATACAATACTAAAAATCCGTTCATGTTTATGGAGTCTATAAGTCTCGAAAGTAAGACCAATTTTTTCGAGCAACGAGTGACACAATATAGTAAGTGTGAAACACAGCATGTATTTAAAATAGAAGATGATTTTTAAAGGGTAATATTATGTCTTTAAGTCCCTTTAAATATTTCATAAACTGAAGGAAGTCCAAAAAAAAAATGTTTATTATATTAAATGTTCAAACTTAAATTTAAATTTAAGTTTAAATTTAAGTTAAGATTAAAAAAGAAAAAAAGTAAAATAAAAAAAATGTTTAAATATATATACAATGGAACAACAACCAATGAACAACGCCCAACATCCAATGTTTACAACTGTAGGAACCGCTCCGCGTCCTATTGATCCACGCGCTCAATATGATGGACAAATGTTTTTAGCGGATCGCGTCGTCGATTTACAATATGTTAAACGTCATGTAACTGATCCAGTAGTAAGACATAATGAAGATGGTATGATAACTATTACAAACCCAATAACAACAAACCCAAATTATTTTTACAATCCTACGATGCCTTATTCGGTAGCATTTAAATAAAATATTTATAATATATAAATATGCCCAATCATACTTTAAACGACACACATATTGGATCAGTTTCCATATATTTGGATTCATCAAAAGCGACCATATATCAAAATGGTAACGATAATTCAAATTGTTTATTTTATTTAGATAATATCATACAATGCCCCCCAGATACTCATATAATGGTCGGTTTAACCGCATGTCAAATCCCCGTAGCATTTTATAATATTACAAGTAATAATAATACTTTAACGATTGCGGGTCAAATCAACGGAGAAACAACTATAACACTTACGCCACAAAATTATAACACAGAAACTTTAGTAACAGCAATAAACGAACAATTAATCGCAGATGGTAACGATATTACATGCTCATTCAATCAATCATCTCTTAAGTTTACTTTTTCTTCATTAACACAGAATATACAGTTAAGAAACACAACTATGAATAAAGAGTTAGGGATACCACCTTTTACAATTCTACCTTTTACAAATTCTTATACAGCACCAAATATATGTAATTTATCAGGAACACAATCTATATACGTTATGATGAATAATTTATCAATCCAATCTTTAGACAGTCGGGCGGGTGGTGATCTTAACGGTGTTTTATCGAAAGTCGATGTATGCTGTGCTTTTGGTGATTATATAGAATTTCAACAAACGGAAAATCAATTTTATCTTATAAATGATCGAAATATAAGTCATTTTAATGTTAGTTTAACTGATGACAATTTGGAATTATTACAAATGAATGGTATAGACTGGTCAATAAGTGTTACATGTCATTTCAGTAAAAAACGTTTACCAACCATTGTTAATGATTTTTTATTAGAACAAGAAAACTCACAACAAGAACAAATCAAACAACAAAAACTTTTAAAAGATTTAGATAAAAATAAAAAAGTAAAAAGTAAAAAATAAATATATGTAGATTTATATATAATATGGGTTTCTTTCGAAAATTCGGTCATAAAGCAGCATCAGTTGGAAAATTTGGTTTAAAAGCAGGTAAGGCGGTAGCCTTTGGGGCTAAGAAGGTAGCCCATGGCGCACGGAAATATGGCAAAGTAGCCGCGGATTTATCAACAGCAGGCGCAGGCATTGCTATGGCATTAGGGCAACCAGAAATCGCCGTAGGTCTTACACGATTCGCACAAAAAGCAGCGAGAGTTTCACAAAGAGGACAACAAATAAGGGACGAGATGAAAGTTGCAGGTGATGCAATTAAAGAAACAGGTTTACAAAAGAAAAAGAAAAATAAACAGGAATCACCTTTTGAATCTCCAGCACCAACACAAGCAGCGTTAAAATTTGAATCGGATCCACCGCCCCCACATCATCTTAAACATCCAAAACCAAAAAAATAAATATTTAAAATAAATATACTATAGCATAATTATAAGCAATTAAGAAAAGTATAAAAATAAAAACAAAACAACAAATAATATTTAAAAGTTTTTCAAAAATACATTCTAAACACATTTTTATTATAATAAATATATATATTATATATATAAAATGTACGACAATACGCTAAACATCAAAGACTACGTCACTTTATTTATACACGAAGCAGACGAAAACCCAAG